CAAACTTTTCTTGGTCATTGGCGGGTTGGTCGCCGCAACCATGCTGGTGGGCTACCTATTGCGCCGCTATGAGAGAAAACATTGGCAACCGCTTGATGAGACACAGATAAAAAATCTGCAGGCGACCGTTGATGACATGCGAAAGAGCCGCGACGATATTTCTCGGTGATATACTTATCAAAAATACAGTACGTTTTTTATAAGGATATCAATCGATGACTTACCAACCTGTTAAACCACTTGACGGCGTGAAAGACCTGGATCGCAAGACCGTAGCCAAGTATTTCAACCGGGTTGGCCGCGGCCTGAACTGCCGGCTTGATGTGCCAATTTTGGTTATGGATGACGTGAAATGGGCAGCCAAGATCTTCAATGAGCTGTCCAAGGAGCTGACCCAGATCGCTTGGGAGGACGACCGCACCGACATCTGGCGCATCCTCGAGGCTAGGTACGCGATGGAAGCCGCCAAGCGCGAACTTCATCATCGCAATGAGAAAAAAGTAGGCAAGGCCGAGTTTAAAAAAATGGTCGGCAACAACTACAGGTAGTGGGTCAGACGGAAAACACCGTTTGAATTTTTATAATTGCTTTAATGACAACGGAAGGGGTAAAAAATGGTGCCAAAACATGCTGCTACACGGGCAAAATCCCGCGCATATGTGTATTCCGACTTTCCAAGCCGGAACAACTACATATGGGCTTTGTCGCATAATTTGTATTCCATCAATTGTGGCAACAAACACAAGACTATTGCACCGCAACATGACTCTCTGACCCCTTGGTCAGACGACCGCATCAAAGCCACGCTCGACGCCGAGCGCTGGCACCAACTAGCTCAATCGATATGTGAATTTGCGATTTTCGCGTGCTTTGGCGCGATGCTCGCACTCGCCTACCTGACCTAATTAGGAGGCGACCATGTCCGATTTAGCAATGGGTCGCGTGCTACGCGACGCCCAGCTGACTCTGTTTGAGCGCAGAGACACAGATTTCCTGTGTCACTGTCGAGCACTAGCTGTTGAGATCGCCCGCCAACGAGGCACTGTGTGCATCAACGACATAAGAGCACAGCTGCGCTTGCCCGCTGAGACACACCCGTCCGTCCTGGGCGCGGTTTTCAGGTCAAAAAAATTCACGGCTGTCGGTTTCACTGAGGCCACCCACAAGGCCGCTCACGCCCGCGTCGTGCGCGTCTACAAACTTGCGGAGGAAAACTAAATGGCAGGTAAAAAAACCCCGGACACGATGCTGTCCTGCAGCCGGCTGCCGGCTGTCATGGGGCTGTCGCGGTACAGCACCCCGAACGATGAGCTCGAGCTCAGCATTCGCGCCTTGAGGGGCGAGGAGCGCGAGAACAAGCAGAACGAATCAATGGCTTGGGGCGACCGGCTCGAGGCTGTCATCCTGGCCGAAGCAGCCAAGCGCCTGCAGCTGGCAGACCTGCAGACCGAGCACACCGTGGCCATGTACCACGATGAGCTCCAGCTCTGCTGCAGCCTGGACGGCACCGGTGATGGCCGCGGCCAGGTCATCCGCACCGACCCAGACAGCGGGATCTTTGTCGTTGGCCAGGACAGCATCACGCTCGAAGGCATGGGCGTACTCGAGGCGAAGCTGACTGCAGTCTCGCCCGAGGATGCGCCAGCGCTGCACCGCGGCCCGATCCAGCTGCAGGGTCAGATGGACATCATGCAGGTCAAGTGGGGCGCGGTGTGCGTGCTGTATCGCGGAACCGAACTGCGCATCTTCCTGTTCGCGCCACACCAGCAAACGGTCGACACGATCGCCCAGGTGACCCGCGACTTTCAGGCACGGCTAGACATCTTCAATGCCACCGGCGAGATCGACTACTACCCACCCGCCAGCAGTGACGATGCCGATCGGATGTTCCCGGTTGCTGAAGACAAGGTGGTGCAGCTGGATGTCGAGGCCGAGCTCTTGGCAGCCAAGATCGTCGACGCCAACAAGCGAGCAACGCAGGCAGCTGAAGACAAGGCTGAGGCCGAGAAGGATTTGAAGGTCTTGCTGGGCGACGCCAAGGCTGCAGTCGCAGGCAGGTTTGAGATTAAGTGGCCGATGCGCAGCTTCAAAGCACAGCCACAAAAAATTGTGCCGGCAAAGGAGGCGTATTCCATCCGGCAATCCACCCTATCAGTAAAGGAGGCAACACCATGAACCGTGAACTAACCAACCTCGAGAAGGCGCACGCACGCGCCGTGGTGTCTTTGCTCAACACCATCCCAAAATGCAGCGAGGAAGAGGCCGAAGAAATTGTAGAGAGCTTTACCGCGCTGGTGCTGTACACCATCCACGCATTTCTACCGGAGGGGGAGAAGCATGACGCAGCTGACTACAACTAATCGCCAAGGCTTTGCGCCCGCCACAATGGGCGAGGCGATGGAGTTTTCAAAGATGCTGGCCGAGTCCAGCATGGTGCCGCGTGCCTACCAGGGCAAGCCGCAGGACATCATGGTTTGCGTGCAATGGGGCTATGAGCTCGGCCTAGCACCCATGCAGGCGCTGCAGAACATCGCGGTCATAAACGGCAAGCCATCGGTCTACGGTGACGCCATGATGGCTTTGGTGCAGGCCTCGCCGGTCTGCGAGGGCATCGACGAACACATCGAAAACGAAGGCACACCAAACCCGGTAGCCGTCTGCGTGGCCAAACGCAAGGGTCGCAACCCGGTGATCGCCAGGTTCTCGGTTGAAGATGCCAAGCGGGCAGGGTTGTGGAACAAGCAGGGGCCGTGGACGGCGTACCCAAAAAGAATGCTGCAGATGAGAGCTCGAGGCTTTGCCCTGCGCGACGCCTTCCCTGACGTGCTCAAGGGTCTGATCACTGCCGAGGAGGCGGCCGACTTCCCGGAGGAGGCCAAGCCGCGGCAGAGGGATGTCACCCCAGCCAAGCCGGCCAACCCGCTGGATGCGATCGCACCACCACCGCTGCCAGAGCCAGAGCCGCTGCCGGAACCGATTGAGATCGAGATCATCCATGTCGACGAATATGTGCCGGACATGGACGAATCTGATTTGCAGAACGATTCTGCAGAACCTGCAGAACCCAATGTGGCAGGCGACTGGCCGTTGATGGTGCCAGAGATCGATGGCAAACCAAGCAGGACAGTGTCAACCCATGCCAGCGAGCAAGCCTGGCGGCAGGCCTATGAGGATCTAGCAGACAAGACTGCGCAAGCAGGTAAGCGCCCAGCTCGGCAGCGGATGACTATCTTGAAGGAGCTCCGCAGGGTCAATGATCCGCAGTTTAAGCGCATCAACAGTCTTGAGCGGATCAATCACACGCAGTCGCACAACCGCAGGATCAATGCACTGGGTGCTGCAGTACCACCGGAAGAGAAATAAAAAACCCCGGCACACGCCGGGGAAACGATCCGCTAGGCAGCGATAGGTAGGAGTGACCTTCCTAGCGGTTCGCTGGGAGTCTCAAGGACTGGTACTGCTTGACGCACTGGGCGAGGCTGGCTCTGAGCTCGTCGGCTCGGGCAGCTTCCCTTGCAAGAAATTCTGCATCCTCTCGAGAAAGCGAACTTCCAGTGCAGACGCAGGCGGGGCATCCAGCGCTGGCGGTACTGGACACGGCACTTGCCTGGGCGGTGCGCTCGGGGCGCTTGCGCAGGCTGTCAGCAAGACTGGCAGCGCGAGCACTAATCGATCGAATCTCATCGTCCTTCTCCTGTCTCAAATTGTCTGCCTGGGCCTGCAGCTGCTGCTCCCGCTCACGCGCCGCAGCGACCGCCTTGGCGTGCTCCTCGGCCAGCTTGGCCTTCTCCTGATCCCAGGCCTGCTGAATCTCAGCGCGACCCGCTGACGCACCCTTGAGGTACCCGGCACCGCCAGCAAAGGCGGCAACCAGGACGATCGCGGCACCGGTATAGAGAAGATTCATTTGGCTGGCGGTACGGTTTTACCTTCGAGCTTTTTGTGTACCTTCACCTCGCGGCAGACTTCCTTCTCTTTGCCGGTCTTGTCTTTCTCCATCCGGCAAATTTTTTTCATCTCGCCACCAGCGTGTGCGCTGAATGCCAGCACTAGGCTGGCGACTGCGGTCACCAACATGCGCATGAAGATAAACGTCTTCATGTCAAACCTCCTCAGATCTCAGGTTCAGGGGCCGGAGGAGGGGCTTTCTTGCCACCGAATCCGGTTACAACAGGCGCAGTGTCGAGCTGCGGTTCCATGCGCACAGGCGCATGAGTTGGTGCCGGTGCCTTTGGTGCAGGCGGCGGCGGGTCAGTCCAGTCGCTGGCCTTCGACACACCAGGAGGCGGGTCGATCAGCTTGGCGACACCATCCTTGCCCTTGATGGCAAGCAGGGTTGCCAGAGCGCCCAAAATGTATTTGGACATGTCACTCAAGAGCATAAAAAACTGGCGATCCGCGGGCGCAATAGAGTTCATCGGCTGGGTGACGAACACCACCGAGTACATGGCCAGGCTTGACATCATCAGCAGCACCGCACAGAACGTCGTGCCAATGACTAGCTTGATAATTGAGTCAATCTGATCTGGCGTGTAATTTTTCATTTTTCACCCTCCTGTTTGAAATCCGCAGCTGGCACCAGCTGGTCAGGGCAAGTGCCAGTCACCGCGCAGGTCGGTCTCTGGCACTCGGGCTTGTTCCAGTTCTTGTTGTCCTGGCAGGGATAGCGGAAGCGGTCTTCGCAGGCAGTGAGCGCCAGAACGATTAGCAGAGCTCGCATTAGTGACCCCCCTGCATGATCGACAAAGCGTGCTTGTAGTGCTTGATGCGGTCGTTCAGTCCGATCGTGCCGCCGTTGATGCGCTTGGTCAGGGTCAGGATGTCGCCGGTGTCAGCCCATTGGTTGAGCTTGTTGGTTTCCCAGAACCAGCAGGCCGACTGAGCTGCACCCTCAAACGTCGCCAGGTACTCAGGCACGTCGTCGATGCTCATCTCGAGCGAGTCGGCAAACGCCTGGTAGTTGCTTTTGCCAGTGAGCTGAATCAACCCGCGGCCAATAAATTTGGCTGGCTCGCCCGACTCCTCCGAACCGTTGCCCATGCGGTTTGCGTAGACGCGGTTGGCGATGGCAGCCTGCTTGTCTGGGCGACGGCAGATCGCCTCTGCGTCTGCGTCGGTCGGGAAGTATTTAGGGAAGATCCGGCGCAGGGTGGCCGGCTTGTAGTTCAGGTTTTCTTTCAGCACCATGAAGTTGCCAGACTCATGGGCGCACTGCGCGACAAAGGCAGCGATGCGGGTGGGCGTGTTGATCTCGTAGTCATCCAGCAGGGTCGACCCGCCGAGCTCATCTTGCGGTGCCGCCAGCGCTTCATGCCAGTGGTGGGCATAAGGGTTGCGCGGGATCATTTGCTTCAGCTGCGACAGTGTCAACATCATTCGCTCCTAATGGTTTCTTGACGCCGCTCCTCTAGTATTTGACGCCTCAATTCTTTCATCTTCTTTACTTCATGCACCGCAGCCTGGGTCGTGAACCACATGTCGTAGTACATAAACGCGAGCAGTGGCATAACGATAAAAAACGTCAGCACCACAGCCAAGACCGTAGCGATCAATGACCAAGGTACATTCTCATCGTCGCGCTTTTGATCACCAGCCACATTAGACCCACTGCCCACAGAATTACGAACACGACTGCTCCAATCCATACCAGCCGGCTTTTGAGTCGATTTATTGCCCGCCTTCGTTGCCATCGAGCCGCCTGGATCTTTCTTGTCTCTGCTGCTAACGCATCTGCCTGCTCGTTCTGGATGTCAACCCAAGCCTTCTCAAAACGGCTCCAGACTGAGCCAAGCTCTTGGGGCGTGCCAAACACCATCTGTTCTCGCACCTGCGCCAGCATCTCGTTCAGCTTA